TTCACGAATACCATTGTCTTCAATTTCTACACCTTCAGGAGACACATAAAAGATATAGTCATACTCTCTAATTAGGTGAGATGCTAATGTTTCAAAATCATCTTTATCATAAATGTCCATTGAAGTAGAACAATTAGCAAACGCCATAACATCAATTACAGTACGATCTGTAATAATATTTTCTACCATTAGCTCACTTGATCTTTCAGCTAAAAATACACATTGACCCTTTAATGTAGAGTCAGTATTTAATGGAATGCCTTGTGACATTAATTCTTTAGAACGCTCGGTTCTAGTTGTATAACCTTTAAATTCAGGTAGCTCCTTAAGAGCATTTACAAGTGTAGTTTTTCCTACACTCATTGTACCACATAATCCTATCTTCATAACTTATAATTTAATTAGAGAATCTTTCACTTCCAAGCATATATTGAAGAACTGGTTCAGGAATACCTGAATGTGTAAATTGTTCTAATTTAGCTAATGCTTGGGTTACATCTTGGGCTATAACCGGAACATTTTTAATATCACCTTTATCAGTGTATGTACACTCATATATTAAGTTATCTTTTACTTTAGATGTTCCTACTAATTTAATTTCTAACATAGCAATATCTCTTCCCATATCTTGTAGGGATTTGATTAACTCACTATTTTCTTTTTTATACTTTTTCTTAATCATAACTAAAATGGTAAATTATTATAATCATCTTCTTGTGATGAACCCGGCATTACTCTATAACTATCACTATCAAAATGTTGAGTTGATACTTCAAATATAGTAGAATCTTCTTCAATAGCTAACATTTGGTGAGGTTGGCCTGGCATTAAATGGATGCAATCTCCTTCTCTAACTATTTGTTCTTTTATTTCTGTTGTTTCAGTGTCAATCCAACTATATAGAAATTCTCCTTTAGAAATATACCATGCTTCATCTTTTAATAGATGGAAATGCATAGAGAATTTTTTATCTTTTTTAAATACTAATAATTTACCACAATAAAGTTCATTATTAATAATCCATAACTCATGACCCCATGCTTTTTCATGACGTTCACCCTGATAAGGTTGAGCTTCTATTGTTAGATCTCTCATTAATTTCTATTTTCTCCTGCTCTACCTTTTGATGTTTTGTACCAAGGTAATCCTTCTCTTTCTTGCATTAATTCAGAATATTCTTCAGAAGTATACTCATTACCATTTAAGAAATAAGATTTTCTAAATTCACTATCTTTACTATGTGGAATAATTGCTGGACCATCCCATTTATGATGTTTCCAATTTTCTTCATCTTGCATTCGTATTAAATGATGAGTTGCTCCTCTTGAATTAATTGTTTTTTCTTCGTATAATTTTTCTTTTGCCATAACTTAATTTATTTAAAAATGTTCGTGAAAATCTGGGTATTCTTTATTTTGGGTTAATATATAATCTGCAACATATGTTCCTTGTGCTCCTGATACTGTAATACCTCTTGCACTTAAAGCATCACCTACAAAGTGTACATTAGGGTAAGTATTTAATGACAAATCATCATAATTAACCAATGGTTCAGGTGATAGATACTTAACTTCAGGTACATATACACCCCAATCATCACCTAATGTTGGAAATACTTTTTTCATATCATCAATAAAATCATCAATGTATTTATAGTAACCTTGGAATGCATCTCTTATTTCATCCATTTCATCAACTGTAACAGCACTTACATCTATACCTTCAGATGTTGTTGATGGTTTTCGAGTTGGGCTATAATATAATCCAGTACCTTCTTTATTTACTTTCTTTACTAAATCCCTAGACCAATCAAATGGTTTCTCAATACCTGGTATCTCCATTAGAATACCAAAATTGGTCATGTCATTTCTAAATGCTTCATCTTTTTTAGCATGTCCATTGTAGCTATGATTTCCATACGTTTCTTCAACGGCAACATATGCTGCATTGTTGTTTGTACAGAAAGAACGTAGTGATACTCCTTCATCAAATTTTCTATATAATTTAAAATCATAACTAATGTCAATTAGTTTCTGAAAGTGTTTTTGTGGTGCTTCAAATCTAACACCAATTTGTACTGGTTTTGGTTCAGTAGGTAATTTGTAATCTGTAGCTAACTGTTTACCAAAATCAATACCTGATTTACCTACAGCAAACATTAGACGGTCATACTTTATTGTTTCTTTTGGAGTATTCCAATCACAATATAATTCTTGAGCATCAAAATCAATTGAAGTTACTTTAGTTTCCCAAATAAATTCTACACCTTTAGATACTAAATAATCGTACCAATTTTTACCAATCTCGTGTAGGTAATCTGTACCAACATGCCATACTGGAAATAATCTTAATCCAAAATATGGTTTAATAAAATCTGGTTCTGCTTGAGGATCTGAACATTGTACTTCCTCTGGTTTAGGGTGGAAACGTTTGAAGTTGGTAATTACTTCATCAAATAACTCCATTGCTTTATCTTCACCACAATACTTAGACATATGTCCCCCAATTGAAGTATGATAAGTTAATTTACCATCTGACCACCCTCCAGCTCCTAAAAAGCCTTCCATTACTTCGGAATATTTTCTATTATATGGATCTTTACCCATATCAATAATAGTAATATCCTCTCCAGGATAACCATTGTCCACAAGTTTAGTTGCTGCGTTTACACCTGCTACACCTGCACCTACAATTACTAATTTTTCTGCCATTTATATTTAATTTAATACTTGAATATACGAATAAAAAGTGACGTCTCCAAATGAAGACGCCACAGATGTCATGTTTTTTTTTTATTTAAATCGACTGGCTATGAATCAGTCTATAAGTGTTTTTTATTACCAAGATTGATTGTACCAATCTGTACCATTTGCAATAATTCCATATCCCATTTCTAACATTTTTTCAGAAGCTTGACCATCACCATCTGTTGAAACGACTGGATTAGCAGTATAAGGTAAATTAATATTTTGACCATATACACCTAACGCTCCAAATGGAACATGCCATACTAAAACATTTCCTACTCTTGCAGATTGTCCTGGTTGGTATACTACTTCATCAGTAGGAACAATTACAGTATATACCTCTTCTGCCATTGTTGGGTGGTGAAACGTTAGGGATGCGGGGGTTCCATTCCAATCAAATTCCTGGTTAGTACCTATCTGAGTTTCAGCATTTGCAATATCAGTATTTCCTAAATCCACTAATACTAATCCAAAATACCCATCTGCTACTCCAATTGCTCCTGTTCCTATCTCACATCTGTTGAATATTCCCGAATTAACACCTAGACCATTAGATGCATTACCAATCTGGGCCCCAGAGTTTGTAATTGTTCCTATTGATGATTGTTGATATTGTTGACTTGGGATATAAAATTGAGTTGTACACCCTATACCCTCTACTCTAGGTGATGCCCCACTTATATCATTAGGGTAAGCTGTAATTGTGTATAATAAATTTGACATATTTTATGATTTATATATTTTTAATTTTAATGTTTTAGTTCCTTTAATAACTCGGTGCCACTCATGTTTTGGTATAAATATACGTTCTTGAAGTGAGGTTGGTAGAGAATTATCAAGTTGTAACTTCCAATCAGTTTCTCCTATAATTTCAACTACTCTATCTTCATCATCACGATGCCACATTAATTCGATAGGATCTATATCATCTCCAAATTCACGAATAATATATTCATCTGTGATTTCTACGTCAGTATATGGTTTACCAGAATCCACCAAAATTTGATTTAAGTCCTAACAATTTAGCGTATCGAGGTAATCTACAACTCCAATATCCTGCCTTTGTTTTGTCTTTTTTAGTTGAGCATTTATGTCTTGCGGCAAATGCATTACGTGCTTTTTTGTCATTTATTTTAGCCCTTAAACCACCTGAACCGAAACGTACTGTTTTAATTTTCTTGGTTTTAGGGTCCTTAACATAAACCTTATATGCTTTACCTCCTGATGAGTCACGCATTGGTTTATTTAATTTTTTAGTATTTTTCTTAGCTTTATTTTTAGCTTCTCCTAATGCTGAAAAATCTGGTCCTCCTGGTTGGGATGATATTTTAATATCTTGTTTAGTAATATATTTTAATATATACTTTTCTTCAGGTTTTAGGTCATTTTGCTTAGCAAACCTATCTACAGCCATTTCGGTTGCATTTTCTCCATATTGTTTTAAAAACTTAGATATTATAGTTTTGGCTCTACCTTTTGGGTTTTGAGGATTATCCAAAAACTTATCATATATGTCTTTTTTAGCTTCATCTAATTGGCTTCTTAATAATGATTTCCAACTAACCATTATTTCACCTACTCCTTTTATAAATTCAGGATTTTTTAAATCACCTTTAAATTTACCAAATAATGCTCTTAAATCTTCTTTAAATTCAGCTACTGATCCTGTTGGTTGAAATGGTTCAGAATCTGGGTCCTCTGGATTTCTATTAAAACCACTATAAC